CAAGTTAATTTAATATAAACTTCGTTCTTCTTCTCAATAACTACGTCACTCATAACAATTATATTTTGTTATAAGTATTTATTTACCCAAGTCCAGCGTTAAATCTCATAAATTCAATCGCATTTTTAATTTGATAAGTTCTATTTTGAATCACTTTAAGAATGCTTTCGATGTAAACAAGCATTGTGTCATAGTAATCAATCTTAAGACAAACGCTTGATAATTTCTCATCAGCATCAAGATATTTTTGAAGAGTATCTTTGTCTCTGATTTTTTTGGGAAATGGATTTTCTACATAAGTTTCTGGATCTGCTTTTCCAGAATAATATTCATAGCGATCATGACGAATATTTCTTTTTTGTTGCTCTGCTTTTTTTCTTAATAGAAATATGTTATTATAAATTTCAAAGTACTTTGCATGAAGTGTTGGAATATTTAATGATTCTGTATGAAGATTGTCTGGATCTATTTTTGAATCTTCCTCCCACATCTTTTGAATAGTATCAAGATCAATCATAAAGGATCGCCATTTAAATCTGTTATATCGTAAATAGTATACTTGAAAGTTGCCTCTGCTGTAAAGTATTGAATATCTTGATCGGTTGCATCAAATTGCAAATCAGATAAACTTACTGGAAATACATCTTTATATTTAATTTTAAAATTTGTATTTTGTGAACTTGTAAGAACATTCATTGTAGCATCAGAATAAATGTTCATCAATTTGCTATCTGTAGTATCTACAAAAGTATTTTCTTTTTGTAAATTATAAATTTCTTCTAAATTTTCTGGATATCCAAGTCCTCTCATCCAATGTTGAATTTCCATATAGTTCTCAAGATTTTCATCTACAAGAAATCTTATATTAAGATCATTAAACGTAAGTTTATCTCCAGGAGTATCGATATCTTTTAAATACGTTGGCTGAATAGCAGTACCAAGATTGATTCCAGGAATATTTGCTTGATTACTAAAAAAAGCAACTTTAGGTGCTCTATTTAAAATAAACTTAAAACCAACAGGAGTTAGAAAGTTTCTATTCTGTATCTGGTTTTTAAAGATATTTGATGTCGCCATTTTTTTTAATTATTTAGATAAAAAAAGGGACCCTTTTGGGGCCCCTCTGAGAATATGTGAGAAAGACTCACATGAGGTTCTTAACAGCAACGCGACGATAGTAGCGGTTAGCATTAAGGTTGAGTCCACCAAGTCCTTGGTTGGTTCCTTCAGCGAATGGGTTAGCAACCATACCATAACGAGTCTTGAACCCGATTTTTGGTTGGAAGCTGTTCTCGCCAACGGCACGAACCATTTGGAGGGGAACATAAGGACAATAGAAGAGTCCAGCGTCATATGGGCTAGCACCTTTATAACCAACAACGTAGTATTGGTTGCCAGGGGTTGCGTTACCTGAAGTCAGGTTAGCAGCATATGGGTCGATGTAGACGCGGAATTTGCCCATCAGAGTACCAGCAAAGGTGTTGCCAGTATCATCAACGGTTAAGTTAGCGTTAAGTGCAGGAGTGTAGTCGAGAACGCCTGCCATGGTGAGAGCAGATGCAACGTCTGCAGAGCAGAGGATAACATTGCCTTTTCCACGACGAGTTCTCTGAGCGATTGCGTTAGCATCACGCTCGATTTGGAACAGAAGTCCTTTGAACTTCTCAACTGACCAACGACCATTGGAGTCAACGTCGAGGTCGAATACACCAGCAGTAGCGGTGTTTTGAACAGCACCTTGCTCAGCAACTTTATAGATGGTTCTGATAACTTCGCGGTTGATTTCAGCAAGAATCTCAGTTGAGAGAATGTTTGCTAATTCCGCTTCAGCATTCAGACCATGGATTGCCTTGAGGTCTTGTGCGAGTTCTAATGAGTACTCAGCTTTCAGAGCGCGTGATTTTGCAGTAACGGTAACTTTCTCGATTGAGAAAGCCATTTCGTTGAATGCATTAGCAGCTGCATCTCCGAGTGCTTCAGCATCACCGGTGATCATCCCTTGACCAACGTTATATGGTGAAGGTTCAGTAGTTGCAGTACCAACTGGGTTCAGAACTGAAGGATTGGTTCCTGACTGAGCAGTTGTACCAAAACCAACTTTAGCATCTGAGAAACCAGCAGACAAGTTACGGCTGTTATTTTCACCAGACCATGCAGTATCAACTTCGTTGTAGAAGGTTTCTGCGCCAGTTTGGTTTTTGTAGCGTGAACGCATTGCGAAGATGAGTCCAGTAGGACCGCTCATTGGTTGAACGCCAGCGATATCATAGGCGATCAAGTTAGGCATTGAACGTCTGATCAATGAGATCAGTACGGGGTCGAAACCAGCGGTAGGACCGCCAGCAGCAGCACCGCCACCGAAACCACCACCAGCAGCAGCAGCATTACCACTGTTGGTTGGACCTTCTGCAAGGAATGATCCGGAGGTTTCGAAAGCAGATTGCTCACGAAGGAATTTTTCTTGGTTTTCGAGCAGGACAGCGGTTACAGCTCTACGATGTGAATCTTTGATTGAATCAAGACCCTCATAATTGAGGAGAGGTGCCCACTTTTCCTGCAATTGTTCTGATTGGAACATTTGCTTTTACCTTTTTGTAGTGTGTTTGTTTACGTTTGAATTATATTAAATTCAATTATTTGCTGAATGCTGAAAGAGTTCTCAGATAAGCAGCCATTGAACCTGAGACAGACTCAGGAGCACCGCTTACTCCTTCTGAAAGAGTATCAGATTTAGCGGATGGAGAAACTCCTCTTGAAGGGAAATATGATTCCCTCAATGTCTCCAGTTTTTCACGATAATTATCTTCACTTTCAAACTCAACACTTTCGGCAAGTGAAGCGAGCTTGTCTTTCTGAGTATCTGCAAGACCCTCAGAAACTTGATCTAAGATTCCATCAGCAACCGACTCTGCGAGACGCTTGTTAAGGGAAACGTTTTTCTCAATTTGCTCGTTGAGTTTTGTCTCCATTTCATCAAGTTTTTCTACCATGCTCTCTAATACATCATACTTATCTTCAGGGATTGTTACATAATGTTCTTCAAAAAGTCCTTTCAGACCAGTCATGAAGGACTCGGTGAGTTCTTCCTTCAGACCGCCCTGAATGACGAGTTGGTTCTCAGTGAACCATTCTTCAGAAACATACTCAAGGTATGAATCTACACGCTCTGAAAGTTCAGATTTGATTTCTTCTACTTCCTCAGCAAGAGCAACAGCATATTGCTCTTCAAGTGCTTCTTTAATATCAGAAACTTTTGATCTCAGAGCAGCTTCGAAGATTGTTCTTGCTTTTTCTTGGAACTCTTCAGACAGTTCTTCGCCGGCAAGAAGAGCATTGACATCTTCTTCGATGTCAAAACCTTCGTCCAAATCTTCTTCATCGTCATCATCATCTTCTTCTTCTTTTTTCTTAGAAGATTTTTTCTTGCCGTTCTCTTCTTCAGAATCTTCCTCTTCACTATCCTCTTCTTCTGCTTCCTCTTCTTCTTTTTTGGCAGCTTCTAAGAGTTCTTCGTCCTCATCATAATCAGCATCTTCTTTAACACCTGCCATTGGCATTGCTGCCTTAGCACCTTTATTGACAACATCACTAACTTGCTTAAGTGATGCACCAGGTGTTTTCAGTTTTGCTGAATCGTCGGTAGAACGATAATTTGAAGGATCTGGTCCTCCAAGATCTTCCCAACTACCAGTTTGTCCTGGTGTTGTGCCAGATAAACTTGGCATCGCATCCGCTGCTTTTGCATTCGCATTGACAGCGGTTTTGGATTGCTTTGTGCCTACTTCCATTTCTTGTAAATCTCCACGAGACATTTGAACTCTCCGATTAACCTTTGTTAATAACTATATTTATTTATAATTTAATTATTTACAGCGAATTTAAGAAATCGTTGAATAATTCAATTTTATGCTCTTCCAGACGCCTTTGGTCTACAAGAGTATTAATTCTTTTTCGTGTTGCCTGTGCTACTTTTTCTCTTAGCATTCCACCATCCCATACCCATTCTTTACCTTCCATAATTCCCTGAACAAAAGCATCGGGAGCAGAAGGATCGGCAACAATATCAGCAGCAGTTGCAAGCATAAAATCTTCACCTACTTCATTGTATCCTTCACGAGTTGATCTTACTGAACCAATACCACGAGAAGAAACGCCAAGAGTTACTCCAGAATTTAAAAGAGATTCTGCAATTTTACCCATTGGAGTAGGAAGAATTTGTGCCTTACCAATAAAATCATTTCCTCTTTGAACGAGTTCCACAATTTTATGTGAGACTCTATCAAGATTTACGGTAGGTCCATCAGGATGCCCAAGTTCACCAAGAGCACGTCCTTTATTCACATATTGTTCTGTATATCTTTTAACTTCTCTTTCCATTACTGGAAGACGATATACTCTGTTATTACGATTTGGTTGTTCTGTTTGAAGGAAAGGACCTTGAATGAAAAGAGTTTTTTTACCGTTTACATTTTCGGTAATAACTTCTACTGATTCAATTTCTTCTGTGATGAGTTTCATTATGCTTGTCCTGAGATTTGTACTTGTTGAGCATAAACAACACCTGCACTACCTTCTGTTCTTGCTGCTAATCTATATGAAAGACTTACTGAAGCATCTGGAGAATTAAATGCAGTCAAAATACCACTTGAGTTATAACCTACAGTAAATCTTTTTTGGTAATAACCATCAACACCTGAAGTAGTGTCTACAGAAATAACTGGAGCATGAACAAAGTTGTGATATGTAGAACCTGTTAAAGTTACATAATCACCAACACCAAATGGTGCTTGAGTTCCTTCTGGACAATCAATAATAGTAGTTGTTCCGGTAGTAATTCCAGCAACTCTATTTGATGCTTTTGTCATTGCAAGAGTTGCAGAAGTTCCTGCAGGAATATAATAGTCTGTAGTAGCAGCAGTTGGATTGGTTCCAATTGCCACAAATGCTCCAGAAGTGACAGCAACAACTCTTAGCACATTTGATTGTGCTATAAATGAAGTCGTCATTCCTGAAGTGGCACTTGTTGTAAGTGAAATGCCAGCACCAACTGGTCTATGCGCCATTATTCTTATAGTTCATTTAGTAAGTATTTATCAATTCTTTATTCTTCCTCTGAAGAATCAGTTTCGCCAAAAACTGATTGTGCAACTGCTGGTCTAAATTCGTCAATTTTTTCTGCAGATTTTGCAAAAAGTAAGTCTTTAATTTTATCGCTAATCTGTGAGGGTGACTCATCAGCAGCAATCATATCAAGAAGATCGTCCATTTTTTTGAATTAAAATAATCGTTTTTATTTATATCTCGCCACCTTTGGGCATCTTCATTATGGAAGTATCCATTTCTGCTGCTTTTCCATCTGCTTCTGTTGCACCACCACCTTTTACTCCATCAGTATTTGGTTCCATAACTGGTGCTCCCAAATCTCCCATTGGTGCTCCTTGATCTAAAGGCATACCTGTTGCAGGATCGACAGGTACATTTGGATCTGGAATAATTCCATCTTTAATTTCTTTTTTGATTAATTTATCCTGTTCAATAATTTCCTCATCAGTTTGACGAAGAATCTTACGTCTTACATAATCTTGTGAGAAATATTTTCCAACATATGGTTCTGCAACCTGAACCATATTCAGTCTTTCATTCAACAATTCTGCATCTTTAAGTTCTGCAAAATGATTATCATATAAGAAATCATATTGAATATGCTCATCCATTACCTCCCAATCTTCGGGTGTAATAATATTTTTGAGAATCAATTGAGTTTTCAGCATATCATTAAACATTGCTGAGAATCTCTTTCTCAAACGAGCAACAAACTTACTAAATTTAACTTCATCACGAAGAATTTCTGAAGAACGTCCAAGATTAAATCCACCTTCTCCATCCATTCTTGAAGGAGGAACATTCAATGAACGATAAAGTTTCTTCTTGAAATATTCAATATCAGTGATTTCTCCAAGATTTTGTCCGCCTGGAAGTGTAGAAATTTCTGTTCCACGTCCACCTTCTCTACGTGGCAACCAAAAATCTTCAAGCATTGCCATGAATTTTTTATCATCACGAACTTCACCAGTTGCAGAATCATATACTTGCTTGTTACGATAACGCATCATAACATCACGGAGATATTGTTCTGCTTTAACTTTTGGCAAATTACCTACGTCAATATAGAAAATTCTTCTTTCTGGAGCACGAGACAATCTATAGATAACAAGCGAATCTTCAATCATTCTCAGTTGATTGAGAGATTTAATTGCTTTATGAAGATATGAAAGTGTTGATCCTTTATTCCTATCTACAAGTCCTGATGTGCAATATGTAATAGAATCTTTGGAAAATTTAATTCCACCAGTTCCACCAAGAGATGATGGATTGCTGGTAGGATAAGTCATTTTTGGATTATAAACGTAATATTCCTCAATTTCAGGAAACTCATAATTCATTGGATCATCAACATTTACTGTTGCAAGTCTATATCTTGCTTTATCCTTTTCAGTCTGTTTTTGTTGACGAACATGACGCATTTTAATTGCATCAATATATCTTAGTTCTTGAATTCCTTCATGAGGATTCTTTAAATCAATTACTTTATGATAATACAATCTACCATCAATATACCAATTTCTATAGATTTCATGAGATTTTCTATCAAAATCTAAAAGTCCTAAAATATATTTGAATTCTTCTCTAATTTTTTTCTTAATACCATCACTTGCATTAAGATTTGACAGTTCAATTGATACGGGACTGTCGTTTGTATCTGAAACAATTGCTTCGTTTACAATATCTTCAATGGCACTATCACATTCTGGATGAAGTGCCATTTCACGATATCTTTTGATTAAATCAAATTCAGTTCTATAAACACCTTCAATATCAACATATGAACCAAAAAAACCACTACTTAAGTAAAAATCACTCCCGTCCTCGCTATTAGGAGCGACGGGAGAGAGAGCACTTGGAGATAGTGGTTCATTATCCTCTAAAGAGAATCCAAATAGTTTTGCCATTATTAAAGTTTAAATTTAACTTGTAAACTATTTATTATGCTCCAGCACCAGCAGCTTCAGGATAGAAGTACTGAACTTGAAGTTCTGCAGTGAATTCTTCAATAGTATCAGTGGTATCATAAGAAAGATCAATTGCAGAAAGATTCGTTGGGAAGATATCAACAAATTTATATTGTGCAAGAATTCTTGCATTTTGTCCTACAGTTCCCGTTCCTTGTTGGTTCGAAGCACTTCTGCCAAGTTGATAGACAGTTGCTTGTCCCATATATGCATTTGGATCAGTCACACCAGAATGATCTCCATACTGAGCAACGTTTTGCATCCATGCTTCAAATGCTCTTCTGTGTTGGAAATTTTCATCATTAATGACTGTTACTGTCCAAGTATCAAAAGTTCTGTCTCCAGCAAC